CAATCTTACACATGATATCATGACACTCAAGAGAGTTAAGCTTACGACCTGTAGCTTCCTTAAATTTTTCTACCACAAATCTAAACAAGTCTTCTAATGGTGCAGCACCTGATGCTCTACCACCAAAGGTCTTGAGTCTTGCACCTGCAGGACGTACACCAGATGTATCCCACTTAGGTATGTCACCTGTGTACAAGTGTGATATTAATTTATGTAAAGCTTTAGCCCAACCTTCTTTACTATCTTCTACATATACAACATCATTACTCTTATGTATAGAGTTAGGTATCTCTGGTAGCTTGGAGATTGACTGTCTCTCTACACTAAAGCCTACACCTGTACCACATAGTAGTATAAACATAGCTTCATCAAAGGCACGGATGTGATCCACTGGTAGGTAAGAACAATTATAAATACAAGTGTTGTCCCTCTCAGCAGCTTGTCCTGCAGTCATCAAGGCTCTCATACTAGGCATAACATCTAAGTTTAAGACTGCTTCTTCTAGTTCTTTCCAAGACTTATCTTCTAGTTGTATTGTTTTCTGGAGGAAAGAAAAGTATCTACCTACTGTTTCTCCCCATGTCTCTCTTCTGTTTTCATCTTCTAACCATCTAGCATATCTACTAGTGGCTATGAAGGTTTGATAATCTGTTGGTAAATAATTACTTATCATCTTTCGTCCCCACTTCCACTTAATGTTCCACGTTCCTTACGGTCAGCTAGTTTTTTTAGATTCATCTCAGCTATTTCTTCTAAAGTATAACCTACTTCAGTAGCCATCATAGCACAGTACCATAGCACGTCACCTATCTCAAATGCAATCTCATCCTTCTTCATTAAGAAACCTTCTTTATCTTCTCCGTCACGTATAAGTTTCTTTACCTTACCTGCTACCTCACCTGATTCACTAGTTAAACCTAGAGCTAAGTACTCTAATGCTTGATGCTTTGGGAAGATAGCTGTTCCCTGTGCTAGTCGTTGATACTTTTCAAATTCCATTACCAGTTTTTTCCTTTCGTTTTCTTCATTAACTCTATCATCTTAGTAAGATACCACAGTGCTTTCTCTGCATCTTGTACAGGATTACCTTTAGCAAATAGCCTAGCTCCTGTATACTTAATAACATTACCTTGACAATAACTTACTGCTTCCCAATCACCTAGTGCATCTACTATGTAGTCAATAGTTTCTATCTTACCTGTATTATAATGAGGTGGATTGTTAACCATATCTTCTTCTATTGCTTTCATCTTCATGTACTCCATGTGTCTTAGTTGGGTGTCCATAGTTTTACTTCACCTGTTTCTTTATTGTATTCACCATCACGTAGTATCCGTGCTAGTCTTGCATTCACTAAGGCTTCCTCTTCTGATAACCCTTTACTTTGGAACGCATCTCTAACATTCTCCCACGTACAACCTTCCTCAAGAATTTTCTGAGCTTTGACAGCACCCACTTGAGGACAACCTTTGTAGTTGTCAGTAGCATCACCAACAAGGGTTTGATAAAAGAAGTTATAATCTGCTGTCTCTTTAGAAACTTCAACGACTGCTCCATCAATCCAATGCAGTGCAGGTATAGTGAGTAGGTCTTTATCTGTAGACCATATAATATTGTCGTTACTTTGGCTACCAAGTATACCAAGTATGTCATCAGCTTCTAGTCCTTTCCATATTGCAGTGTTATAATTTTCAACCATGTAGTCTCTAGCCCAACCAAGTAGCATAGGCTTACGTATCTTCTTACGGTTGAGTTTGTAGTAGGGTGCTATTGTCTTACGATAATTAGTTGTATCAGTCAGACCTACGATATGATCTTCAACTGGTGCTTCCATTAACTTAGCAATCTGATCATCAATCCTAACTCTAACATCATCTTCATAACAATGTAAAGTCCATAGTCCATCACCCCAATTAACAGGTGTCTCTGCACTAGTTGCAGCTTTGTATGCTATGATGTCTCCATCAATCAGTAGTCGTTTCATTATGTTCTCCTATTTTTAAGTATACATCTATATGTGTGGGACAGTTAGGACATGAGAAGTTAGATGCAATGTAATCAAACTCTCCATCATCATGGTCATGGTCACCACCCCATATTACTTCTGTGTTACAGTGCCAGCATCTCATGGTGTATGTCCTTTCAAATAATTATATGCTCTCTTTAATTTAATAAGGTTATCTTGAAACCTACCTAACCCTGCATTACAACTATTACATAACCATCCTCTGAATGTATTAGTAACATGGCAATGATCTAGTACCCATTTGTTATACATAGGCTGACCTAGTTTAGTTAGTTTTTCCATGTTCCTCTCACATATAGGACAACAATAATCTTGATCAGGATATAGATTCTCTTTCTTTAACTGAGCTACTATCTTAGACTGTCCATTTCTACATGAATTACAGGTACGTCTTACTGAACCTGAAGCAGCTATCTCAAAATTACTTGTAGGTTGTATACTCTTACAGACATTACAGGTTACTGCATCAATGCGTGTCTGCCCAGTTTCGTCCATACTTGTAATCACTGTCGAGTTTGCATCTGAAGTTGAAGTGTTCTTCGACATCACGCATACATCGTTGAATAACTCTCCCTGTATCATCTTCCTGTCCTTCCTTAACTACTAGTTGTACCTCATCGTGAATGAATGCTACTATCTTTGCATCAAGTCCTTGTTCTTTAATAGCATCTGCTATAAATACATACCAAGTCTTGCACACCAATGCACCTGCTGATTGTAACAGAGTGTTGAGTGAAGCATGACTATGCCTAACTGGTATAACACGTCCATCTAAACCTTTAACCCAACCTCTCTCGTCTGCTACCTTAGACACAGCAGTCTTAAGTTTCTTAAGTGCAGGTAGTTTAGCAAGGAACTTCTTCTTGATTGCCTTACCTTCTTTAGCACCCTTACCTATTATCTTACCTGTCTTCTCATCACCTGATCCATATAGGAATCCATAGATAAAAGTCTTGGCATTGTTTCTAGTAGGTAGACCTGCTGCTTCTTGATTGATGGTATGTATGTCACCGTTGACTACGGTGTTAGCATATGAGCCATCATCATAAGCAGCCATGTAGTGAGCAAGACACCGTAGCTCAAGACCACTGGCATCAGCACCAAGAAGACTATAGCCACTAGGAGCATGGAACAATGCCCTACATTCTTTACCGTAGGGTGCACCAACACTAGGTACTTGAGCAACGTTTGGGTTGGAATGAGTACAACGAGAAGTAACAGCACCCATATGATTAACACGTCCATGCATTCGTCCATTCTTTTCTAGCTTTAACCAAGCCTGATTACCTGTAGCTAACTGACCTATCCTCTTGTTAAGTAGGAGGTACTCGTTTAACATCTGTGCTTCTGGTATATCAATCCCTGCTAAGATAGTCTCGTCTACTTTAGGTTCACCATTATCAGTGAAGGCTTCAGGTATCCAACCTCTCTTCATTAGTCTGTCTGCTATCTGCATACGTGAAGCTGGGTTGAATGGTATGGTCTTAGTCTTAGTCTTTAACTCTACTATCGTAGGCTCAAAGGTAGCAACTAGTTTATCTTCAAGCTCTGACTTACGTGATGCTAACTTGAACCATAGTTCTTTAGCAGTATCCACATCAAAAGGAAAGCCATACTCCTGTTGATCTAGTAGTAGAGTGTGTATCTTAGTCTCTAACTCTAGTGCTTCTTTACTAAAATTTTTCTCCACAATCTTACGATACAGTTTGGCTGTAACTTGTGTGTCTTGTACACAGTACTGTAACATGTCTTGGGTAAATACTGCAAAGCTTTCACTGCCCACATTGAAGTCACCTTTTAATTCTCCTAGTCTATATCCCCATGCCTTAAGGCTATGACTGCCCATAAGTTTCTGAGGAAAGTTATTGTTTCTAAGTAGCTTAATGTCTATCTCTCTTACATCACACCATATAGTTCTTGAACATACTAATGTATCTATAACGTTACCTTCATATGTGAATCCATATAACTTCTTAAGCAGTCGCAAGTCGTAGTCAATAATGTTATGACCAATGAGTGTGTCTGCTTTAGATAGGAACACAAGCCCTTCCTTTATCTGGTCTGGTTCAAAGGTGTATACCTTTTCTGTGTCCCATGTTATATCTCTGCATACTATACAATGCACAGTGGTAGCATCATCAAGTAAGTTGTCTGCTTCTATATCAAATATTAATTCCATTTCTTTCTCCGTGTCTCTGCACTAATTAAAATTCTACTTCATCTTCTTCTTCTTCATCAGGGAAATGTACCTCATTCATTCTGCCTGTTGTTGTATCATATAGTAGTGAGCAACAAAGTCCTGTCTCACCTGACCACCTGTTCTTCAGTACTCTAACTTGACTGACGTTAGGTTTGTCTTTGTCTTGTTGGTTACGTTCTAATCCTATCACCATGTCTGATAGCTGTGCGATGGATGCAGAGCCTCTGAGCT